ATGGATAAAGTTCTTAACAGGGAAGAATCCATGGAGCTCATGGACCTTTTAGGCCTTGAAAGAGCTGCCTGGGGAAATCTTCCCTTAATGAGAAAAGCTTATTTAAGGAAGTGTAAGGAATTTCACCCTGACAAAGGGGGCGACGAGGATAAAATGAAGAGAATGAATACTTTGTATAAAAAAATGGAGCAGGATGTAAAGGTAGCTCATCAGCCTGATTTTGGAACCTGGAGTAGCTCAGAGGTTTGTGCTGATTTTCCTCTTTGCCCAGATACCCTGTACTGCAAGGAATGGCCTATTTGTTCCAAAAAGCCTTCTGTGCACTGCCCTTGCATGCTATGTCAGCTTAGATTAAGGCATTTAAATAGAAAATTTTTAAGAAAAGAGCCCTTGGTTTGGATAGATTGCTACTGCATTGACTGCTTCACACAGTGGTTTGGCTTAGACCTAACTGAAGAAACTCTGCAATGGTGGGTCCAAATAATTGGAGAAACTCCCTTCAGAGATCTAAAGCTTTAAGGTAACTAACTTATATTTAGATAAATAATAAAATATTAAAAGGCCCTAAGTAATTATTTTTTTTATAGGTGCCAACCTATGGAACAGAAGAGTGGGAGTCCTGGTGGAGTTCCTTTAATGAAAAATGGGATGAAGATTTATTTTGCCATGAAGATATGTTTGCCAGTGATGAAGAAGCAACAGCAGATTCTCAACACTCAACACCACCCAAAAAAAAAAGAAAGGTAGAAGACCCTAAAGACTTTCCCTCTGATCTACACCAGTTTCTTAGTCAAGCTGTATTTAGTAATAGAACCCTTGCCTGCTTTGCTGTGTATACTACTAAAGAAAAAGCTCAAATTCTGTATAAAAAACTTATGGAAAAATATTCTGTAACTTTTATTAGTAGACACATGTGTGCTGGGCATAATATTATATTCTTTTTAACTCCACATAGACATAGAGTTTCTGCAATTAATAATTTCTGTCAAAAGCTGTGTACCTTTAGTTTTTTAATTTGTAAGGGTGTTAATAAGGAATACTTACTATATAGTGCCTTAACTAGAGATCCATACCATACTATAGAAGAAAGCATTCAAGGGGGCTTAAAGGAGCATGATTTTAGCCCAGAAGAGCCTGAAGAAACAAAGCAGGTGTCTTGGAAATTAATTACTGAGTATGCAGTAGAGACAAAGTGTGAGGATGTGTTTTTATTATTAGGTATGTATTTAGAATTTCAATACAATGTAGAGGAGTGTAAAAAGTGTCAGAAAAAAGACCAGCCTTATCACTTTAAGTATCATGAAAAGCACTTTGCAAATGCTATTATTTTTGCAGAAAGTAAAAATCAAAAAAGTATTTGTCAGCAAGCAGTAGATACAGTTTTAGCTAAAAAAAGAGTAGATACCCTTCATATGACCAGGGAAGAAATGCTAACAGAAAGATTCAATCATATATTAGATAAAATGGATTTAATATTTGGAGCTCATGGAAATGCTGTACTAGAACAATATATGGCAGGTGTTGCTTGGCTGCACTGTTTGCTACCTAAAATGGATTCTGTAATATTTGATTTTTTGCACTGTATTGTTTTCAATGTACCTAAAAGAAGATACTGGTTATTTAAAGGTCCCATTGATAGTGGAAAAACAACACTAGCTGCAGGGTTATTAGATTTGTGTGGTGGTAAAGCCTTAAATGTAAACCTACCCATGGAAAGGCTAACCTTTGAGCTAGGTGTAGCTATAGATCAGTACATGGTTGTTTTTGAAGATGTAAAAGGGACAGGAGCTGAATCAAAGGATTTGCCTTCAGGACATGGAATAAACAATTTAGACAGTTTGAGAGATTATTTAGATGGAAGTGTTAAGGTAAATTTAGAAAAGAAACATTTAAACAAAAGAACCCAAATATTTCCACCAGGCTTGGTTACAATGAATGAGTATCCTGTCCCTAAAACCCTGCAAGCTAGATTTGTAAGACAAATAGATTTTAGGCCCAAAATATATTTAAGAAAATCCTTACAAAACTCAGAGTTCTTACTTGAAAAAAGAATTTTACAAAGTGGAATGACCTTGTTGCTACTGCTAATTTGGTTTAGGCCTGTAGCTGATTTTGCAACTGATATACAATCTAGAATTGTTGAATGGAAGGAAAGGCTGGATTCTGAGATAAGTATGTATACTTTTTCAAGGATGAAATATAATATATGCATGGGGAAATGTATTCTTGATATTACAAGAGAAGAGGATTCAGAAACTGAAGACTCTGGACATGGATCAAGCACTGAATCCCAATCACAATGCTCTTCCCAAGTCTCAGATACTTCAGCCCCTGCTGAAGATTCCCAAAGGTCAGACCCCCATAGTCAAGAGTTGCATTTGTGTAAAGGCTTTCAGTGTTTTAAAAGGCCTAAAACACCACCCCCAAAATAACACAAGCTTAAAAGTGGCTTATACAAAAGCAGCATTTATTAAATGTATATGTACAATAAAAGCACCTGTTTAAAGCATTTTGGTTTGCAATTGTCCCTGTTTGTCAATATATCTTATCATATCTGGGTCCCCTGGAAGTCTTTCTGTGCCATCAAACACCCTAACCTCTTCTACCTGGGATTCCATACCATACATAGGCTGCCCATCCACTCTCTGGGTTCTCCTGTTTATAAGGTCACTTAGCAAAAAGGAAATTGGGTAAGGATTCTTTACAGATCTTTTTCTCAGGCGGATCTTAAAATATCTTGCAAGGCCTCTCCACTGTTGTGTTCCAGAGCTGTTAGTAAACAGGCCACAAATATCAGCAGCTGAAACATACAGGCTATCAGCTTTACAAAGAGGCCCCACACCCTGTTCATCTAGCAACACTGTGGTAGCTGTGTTGGTCACATGAAGTACTGGGGGAACATTTTCCCCTCCTGTGAAAGTCCCAAAATACCTAGCATTTTCATTTCTACTGGGATCAGGTACCCAGCACTCAACTGGATAAGCATTGTTTTTGTCCAAATAGGCCTTATGGTCAGTATTCATTACCTGGGACTGGGCTGTTGGGTTTTTAGGGGTTATAGTACCATCAGGGTACTTTGACCTGTAATTCATTAGCACTCCCTGCATTTCCAAGGGTTCTCCACCTACAGCAAAGAAGTGGAAATTACTGCCTTGAATAGGTTTTCCTCCACCATGCTCATGCACTTTTTGTGACCCTGCATGAAGGTTAAGCATGCTAGTTATTCCAATAACCTCTGTTTGTACAGTTACAGCCTCCCACATCAGTAGATTTCCACAGGTTAGGTCCTCATTTAAATTGGGGAGGGGAATTCTTGCTGTGCTGTAACAGGGAAGCATTTTTCTCTCTGGGCTATCACTGCTAAAGTCATTTTCAGCACTTAGCTTTAGACTAAAGCCCCTAAGGTTTTCATCTGGATCCCCCATTTCTGGGTTTAGGAAGCATTCTACCTCTGTAATAGCATCTACCCCAGTTTTAACTTCTAGAACTTCTACTCCTCCTTTTATTAGTAGTTTTGGCACTTGCACGGGTTCCTTTGGCTTTTTGGGAGCTGCCCCTGGACACTCTCCTTTTCTTTTGGTTGGGGCCATCTTCATATGCTTCAAGAGCAGGTGTTACAGTCCCGTACAGGCCTAGAAGTAAAGGCAACATCCATTGAGGAGCAGTTCTTTGATTAGCACCTCCTGGGGCAATAGTTTTTTCTATAAACTCTCCTGAATGTACACTTTGTTGATTTCTTAAGTCCATTCTTTGTGTAACTTCTTCTATACTGTCAGCATCATCTATACTATAAGTATGGCCAAAATGTACACGGGTACCTTCCCTTTCAGCTACTTGTCTAACCATTGAGGGCCTAATAGGGGAAAGATCAGAATAATATTGTTGAATATAATTATAAAAGTTTATAGGGGCATTTACAATTGTCCAGGTAGTTTCCTCCAAAAATCTAGCCAAGGAGTCTCTAAAAAATCTTTCTGTTCTTCTCTGCAATTCCTGTGAGGTTATAGAAGGTATATCATCCCTAATAACATGCCACAAAGCCTGGGAAATAGTAGCAAACAAAGAAGGACCCCAATGCCTAGGATCAAGGTATTGAATATTATTAACAAAAGTATTTACACCAGGAAACAGAATATCATAGTACTCATCTGGGTTAAACAATTCCAAAGCCATGCCTGATTGCTGATAGAGGCCTACAGTGGAAACTTTGTGATCCCAATCATCAAAGAACTTATACCCTACTTGAGCTAAGGAACTAATACCACTAACAGTTTGAATTAAAGCAGCAAACCCAGCAATAGCCCCAGGAGCACCAGCAATTACAGCATATGTTTGAGGAGTTAGGCCTATAGCAGCTATAGCCTCTGAGGTACTTGTTATGCCCTCTACAGTAGCAAGGGATGCAATTTGAACTTCTATAGCAGCAGCAGCCTCCCCAGCAGCAATTTCAGCCACTGAAAATCCTGTGGCAGCAGCAGCCTCAGATACACTGGCAACTAGGTCCCCCAAAAGTGCTAGAGCAGCACCCATGAACCTGGAAATACAAAAAAAAAGGGATTACTTACCTAGGAGTCTTTTACAGAGTCTTTTACAGCAGGTAAAGCAGTGGTACTTTTGTTTTTCCCGTCTACACTGTCTTCACCTCTACAAAATTCCAGCAAAAGCTCTAAAATAAAAATAAAAATCCTCTGAGCTCTTTTTTTTGTTCCAGTCCAGGTTTTACCAACTTTCACTGAAGCTTGTCGTGACAGCTGGCGCAGAACCATGGCCTTTGTCCAGTTTAACTGGGGACAAGGCCAAGATTCCTAGGCTCGCAAAACATGTCTGTCATGCACTTTCCTTCCTGAGGTCATGGTTTGGCTGCATTCCATGGGTAAGCAGCTCCTCCCTGTGAGTCATGCACTTTCCTTCCTGAGGTCATGGTTTGGCTGCATTCCCCTGTGAGTCATGCACTTTCCTTCCTGAGGTCATGGTTTGGCTGCATTCCATGGGTAAGCAGCTCCTCCCTGTGGCCTTTTTTTTTATAATATATAAGAGGCCGAGGCCGCCTCTGCCTCCACCCTTTCTCTCAAGTAGTAAGGGTGTGGAGGCTTTTTCTGAGGCCTAGCAAAACTATTTGGGGAAATCCCTATTCTTTTGCAATTTTTGCAAAA